GTAACCAGTCAAATGGAAAATACTCTTAGGCTACAAGGACTTTCTGAAAAAGATATATTAGAGTTAAAGAAAAAACAAGTAAAGGAGACTATAACTAATTTAGAAATTCAATTAGAGCAACAAAAAAGCTTAAAGAAAAGTCAAATTGAAGCCTCTAAAAGAAACAAAAAAATAGCTATGGGTATTATAGCTTTTTTAACTGCACCCATTGTTGTTCTTTTGGGATTAGTAGACGGATTAACTAATAGCTTGGCTACGTTAGGAATTTTAAGTTCTGGGACTAATTTAACAGCAGGGTTTTTAGATATGACATCGTCTTTATTGTTTGACCCAGAAGAGGTTGGAGATAAGGCTGATGAAAGCATACAAGTAACAGAAGATAAATTAAGAAAACTAAAAAACACAGAGGCAGGTTATATATTGCAAAGTCAAAAAGACAGAAAGAAGTCATCCAATGATAGAAAGAAAGCAGATGAAGATGCAGAGAAAGAAAGATTAGCTGCATTAGAAAGAATAAGAAAGGGTGGTATAGCAACAGAGGCACAAGAAAGAGCTGAAAAATTAAAGGCAGTACAAGACGAATATGCAGCCTTAATTGCTGAGGCTGATAAATATAAGATAGCTATAACAGAGTTAGAAACTGCAAGAGACGAAAAGTTAAGAGAATTAAGACAAACATTTAAAGATAAAGATGATGCTGATTTATTAGCTGAACAAGAAAAGAAACTAGCACAGTATGAGTTAGACAAAGAAACGGAAGAGCTAACTTTTGATGAGCAAAGAGCATTAATAAACACAAGGGAAGCCGCTTTACTATCTGACGAGTTTTTAACACAAGAACAAAGAACTGATATGGCAGGTCAATTTTCAGATGCTAGAAAAGAAATAGCAGATAAAGAATTTGCAGGAAAAATGGCAGCTGCACAAGGATATGCAAGTGCATTGGGAGATGTGGCAGGAGTTATAGGGGAAGAGACTGCAGCAGGAAAGGCTATGGCAGCAGCAGCTTCTTTAATAAATACCTATGCTTCTATTGCAGGAAATTTAAGAGCGTTTTCTGGTGTACCAGTACCAGGTTATGCTATTGCACAAGCTATTGCTACTGGAGCGGTAGGGTTTATGAATGTTAAAAAGATATTATCTACTAAAGTACCAAAATCTAAAGGTGGTCGATCAGTACCCTCTGGAGGTGGAGGAGGAGGTGGTGTAGGTGGAGCTGCTTCAATGCCTCCGAGCTTTAATGTAGTAGGATCTAGTGATACAAGTCAGTTAGCAGATGCAATAGGAGGACAGACTCAGCAACCAGTACAAGCGTTTGTTGTGTCTAATGATATAACTACTGCACAAAGTTTAGAGAATAATATTGTAGAGGGAGCTACATTAGGTTAGACAAAATATAAATAAAATACGTTATAATAGTATGAGAATAGTAGAGTTAATAATAGAAGAAGATGAAGACAGTCTATTTAGTGGTATTGATGCTATAAGTATAGTAGAAAATCCTGCAATAGAAGAGAACTTTGTTGCGTTAAAAAAAGAGGTAGAGTATAAGTTAGCCAAAGCAGACGAAGACAAAAGACTACTTACTGGAGCTTTACTAGTGCCAAACAAAACTATATATAGAAAAGACGGAGATGACGAGTATTACATATATTTTTCTAAGCAGACAGTAAGAAAGGCTAGTGAGATGTATCTAATGAATGGCAAACAAAACAATTCTACCTTTGAGCATCAATTTGAATTATCTGGATTAAGCCTAGTTGAATCTTGGATTGTAGAGGATAAGGAAAAAGACAAAAGTGCTTTGTATGATATGGACTTGCCTCTGGGATCTTGGGTAGGTACAGTAAAGGTAAACAACGAACAAGTATGGCAAGAGTTTGTGAAGACTGGTATGGTAAAAGGATTTAGTATAGAGGGTTATTTTGTGGAACGTACTAGAAAAGAAGAGTTAAAGAAAGAGTTAGAGGCAGGGTTTGAATTATTAAAAATTAAAGAGCTAATATTAAAAAACGGTAAATGATAAGAAGACCTAATAAAGACTCATATAAAACACCAAGTGATAATGTTCCTAGAAATAGCAAAAGAGCTTGTTTATGTAAAGACGAAAACACATATAGTAGGAAGTGTTGCGACGGAAGTCTATGGGCACAAGGTATAGGTAAAACTAGAGCCTCATAATGAAAATGCAAAATAAATAATTAAAACGTTATAATAATATGGAAAGCCGAGTTAAAGCAATACTGGATAAAATAAGTAAAAAAAGAACAAAAGGAGTTAATTTGTCATTAATATCTGATTATGAAACTCTTTTTGACGAGGCTCTAGAACTTGATAGATCTATGACATCTAGTTTAGATTTATTAAATGAAAAAGCTGAGGGTATACAAAACGAAGTGTATGCTTTTGAAATGTTATATAATAGTATTCTGGATTTAGAAATGGATATAGAAGTTAAATATAGCAGACTTGCAGACGTTATGCAAGAAGTTGAAAAGAGAGCAGAAGAATTAGGTGCAGCTCCTTTTGAGTTTATGCCAAACTATCAAGAAGCGGTTGATATATTAGATACACAGTTTGTTGGAAAATATCAAGAATACGATTCAGATACAAATTCTTTAATATCTAGACTAGATTTATAAAATATAATATATGGAAAGTAGATTTAAAACAATATTAGGTAAAATAAGTAAACCAGTAAAAACACATCTAAGTTTAACTGATGACTTAAAAGAATGGAACGACTTTAATGGTCTAGACCAACTAGCTTTTAAAGAAATTAGATTGGTTGCTCAGGCAATTTCAGAGGCTAGTATAGCTTTAGATCAATTTGAAGATGCCAATTTAAGAGCAGAAGAAGCGTATGAAGAACTTTTTAGCTATATGAACTCAGACGTTTTAAGAGGATTGTTAAGTGACGGTATTGACCTTATGGGTAACTTTGAAGTATTATCAGATGAGTTAGGGGTAGATCCTAACACAAGCGAAGCATATACAACAGTTAGGGAACAAACAATAACAGACTACCCAGAGTTAATTGGAGAAACAGAAGAAGTAGAACGAAATGCAGACAGATATTTTAGTAGAACATCTGGTTTATAAAGATTAATTAATAATAAATAAGTAATATGAAAACAACAGAAATGTTAAGTAAAATCAAGTCGTTACTTAATGCTAATGTAAATTTAGCAGAAATGTTGCTAGACAATGGCACTGTTTTAGAAGCTGAGAGCTTTGCAGCAGGACAGTCAGTGTTTATTAAGACAGACGATGAGAAAGTAGCACTGCCTATTGGAGAGTACAAACTAGAAGACGGAAGATCTTTAGTGGTAGAAGAAGAGGGAGTTATTGCATCTATTGGAGAAGCACCTGCTGATGAAGTAGCTGTTGAAGCAGAAGATGAAGTAATTGAAACGGAAGTACCAGAAGAGGTTGCACCAGAAGTAGCAGCTATTGTTGAGGCAGTAGTAGATGTAATTGCTCCAGTAATTGAAGAAGTAAAAGAAGAGCTTGAAAAGTTAAAAAAGAAGCTCGAAGATGTGGAGCCAAAAAAAGAAGACAAAAAAGACGAAAAGAAAAAAGAAGAGATGTCTAGAAAATTTAAGCACAGTCCAGAAAGAAAGTCTGCAAAAAAACAGACTGTAAAAATGGCTGAGAACAGACCTATGACAACTATGGATAGAGTATTAAATAAATTAAATAACAGATAAAATGAGCAGTTTAAACACACCAATCACAACAACTTACGCAGGGGAGTTTGCAAAAGAATATATAGCAGCAGCCTTGTTGAGTGGAAACACACTAGCTAATGGTGGAATCACTATTAAGCCGAACATTAAGTACAAAGAAGTAATCAAAAAATTGGCAGTAGGATCTATTATAGGTAATGCAGCTTGTGATTTTGATGATCCAGTAACAGCAAACACTATTGCATTAACTGAGAGAATTATTGAGCCAGAAGAGTTCCAAGTAAATTTAGAGCTATGTAAGAAAGATTTTCGTAGAGACTGGGAAGCGGTACAAATGGGTATTTCTGTATACGATAATTTACCACCTGCTTTTTCAGATTATTTAATTGCATATGTAGCTGCTAAAGTAGCTGAGAAAACAGAGCAAAACATCTGGAGAGGAGTAAATGCTGTAGCAGGAGAATTTGATGGCTTTGAAGTTTTATGGGCAGGAGATGCTGATGTAATTGACGTAGCAGGAGCAGGAGCGGTAACAGCAGCAAACGTATTAGATAAATTAGGAGACACAGTAGATGCCTGTCCTAATGCTATTTATGGAACAGAAGATTTAACGCTATATATATCACAAAATGTAGCAAAACACTATGTAAGAGCCTTAGGTGGATTTGGAGCAGCAGGTTTAGGTGCAGCAGGTACAGATAGTAAAGGATCTCAGTGGTATACAAACGGACAATTAACATTTGACGGTATTCCAATTTTTGTTGCTAATGGATTAAGCAATAGTAATATGGCTTTAGCTCAGAAATCAAACTTATTTTTTGGAACTGGTTTATTATCTGATGCAAATGAAGTGAAAGTGCTTGATATGTCAGATTTAGACGGATCACAAAACGTAAGAATGGTAATGAGATTTACCGCAGCAGTGCAGTATGGTCTTGGATCAGAAATCGTTTGGTACAACGGATAGTAGAATAATTAATTAACTATATTAAGGGGTGGGTAATATTGCCTACCCTTTTTTATTAAAAAAAATAAAATATGAGCTGTAATTTAACAACTGGAAGAAAGTTATCTTGTAACGACAGTGTAGGTGGTATAAAAGCGGTATACTTTGCTGAGTACGGAACTATGGGAGCTTTGTCTATTACTGCAGGAGAAGTAACTGCATTTGGTGGAAACCCAGACTTTTACGAATTTGATGTAAGAGGTGGTCAGTCTTCACTAGAACAGACAATAACTGGAAGCAAAGATAATGGTACTGTCTTTTATGAGCAAACTGTAAATGTAACATTGCAAAAATTAGATAGATTATCACAAGAAGAAATTATTAAAATTGCGAAAGCTAGACCTCACGTGGTGGTTAAAACTTTCAATGACCAATACTTAATGGTAGGTGCTGTAAGCGGAGCTGATTGTACTGGTGGTACTATTGTAACTGGAGCTGCTATGGGAGACTTAAGTGGGTTTACATTAGTAATGAGTGGAATGGAAGTATTACCTGCGTTTTTTGTAGATACTACTGCGTTTGTTGCTGAAATAAGTACAACACAAGTTGCACCGTAATTTTAATATTGCGATACATTGTAGAAAGGTTAGGTATTACACTTAGCCTTTTTTTTGTGCAAAAATTGATATTATTGCGTTATATTAGTATGAAGATAATAGGTACAAATGGTATTAAAGTATTTAAAATAATTCCAAGAGAATATATAAACGGAAATATCAGTGTAAAGATAACTAATGAATCGACTAATGTTAGCTCTACAACTACTGAGAGCAGTAGCACAACTGGAGATTATATGACATTTACTAGTGGGTTTGGAACATTGGTTGAAGACAACTTTTATACTATGGTAATTGAATATTCAAACAAAATATTATATAAAGACAAATTGTTTTGCACGAATCAAGCTATAAATCAAACAAACAATGACTATTATACAATTAATAAAAACCAGTATACTACTGAAAATAGTTACGATAATGATTACGTTATAATATGAGCATAAAAATAGTTAATTTAAGCACCTACACAAGTCCAGTTATAAAAGAGACTAAAAATAAAGATTGGGTATCTTACGGAGAAGACAATAATTACTATCAATATTTAATAGACAGATACAATGGAAGTGCAACAAACAACGCTTCTATAAATGGTATTAGTCAGATGATTTATGGTAAAGGATTAGATGCGACAGACAGTCAAAATAATTTAGAAGCATACGCACAAATGAAGTCTTTATTTACAGACGATTGTGTTAGAAAGTTGTCTTATGATCTTAAGTTAATGGGTCAATGTGCTATACAAGTAGTTTGGGATAAAAAACACAACAAAGTAGTAGAGGTAGATCACTTCCCCATAGAGACTTTAAGGGTAGGTAAGGCGAACGAAGAGGGAGATATAGACTCATACTATTATTCGCCAGATTGGAGCGATTTAAAACCCT